GGAGTTGTCTGACCAACGACGTAAGGCCCTGGAATATTATTATGGGGAGAACTTCGGCACGGAAGTGGAAGGCCGTAGTTCAGTTGTTTCCACCGACGTAGCCGACGTGATTGAATGGACCTTGCCAGCCTTGTTGAAGGTGTTCACTAGTGGGGACCGTATTGGAAGGTTTGATCCCCAGGGAGAAGAGGACACCGAATCTGCCGAACAAGCTACCGACTACTGTAACTATATTTTCTTTAGAGACAATGCAGGGTTTCAAATTATCTATGATGCATTCAAGGATGCCTTGATACAAAAGACCGGCATCTTTAAAGTTTATTGGGAAGAGAGTGATAAAGAAGAACGGGAGGAATACGAGGGATTAACGGATGATGAGTTTAATGCTGTTGTGGCTTCTGAAGAAGTTGAGGTTCTTGAACATACGTCGAGGATAGTAGCAGTAGATATACAGAATGAGGAGATGGGCCCAGAGATAGATATGGTTCAGCCTACAGTCCATGACGTTGCCCTGATGCGGAGGACTAAAGACGGGAAGGTAAAAATAGAAGTTGTGCCACCCGAAGAGTTTTTTGTTTCACGTCAGTCCAGGTCAATGGAAGATGCAAGTTTTGTCGCCCACCGTGTAAGGAAAACAGTTTCCCAACTTAAAGAAATGGGAGTCAAGAACCCCGAGGAGTTGGTGTCGGAAGATGACCAGCAATACAACGAACAATTCATAGCAAGAAATAATTACGACGACTCATTAGGTGCTACCGAGAAAAACGAAGTCGATGAAGCTATGAGAAAAGTATGGGTCAGTGAATGTTACATGATGTGCGACCACGATGGTGATGGAGTTGCTGAACTAAGAAAAGTAACTAAGGCCGGGAATAGAATCTTATTCAATGAGTCTGTAGACCGTATGCCGTTTACGACCATCTGTCCTATCCCAATGCCTCATAAGTTTTACGGCCAGAGTCTTGCCGACTCGGTGATGGATTTACAATTAATCAAGTCCACTCTTTGGAGAAATATTCTCGATAATATTTATGCGTTGAATAATGGACGTTGGGGAGTCGTTGATGGAAAAGTAAACATCGATGACATGTTGACATCAAGACCTGGTGGAATAGTAAGAGTCCGGGAACCTGGGGCCGTGTTTAGATTAGACACTCCCGATATTGGTAAGTCCCCTTATGAAATGCTTAATTATTGTGACCAGGTGAAAGATGCAAGAACGGGTATTACAAAAATGAATCAAGGGTTGGACCCTAACGTCTTACAGCAAACCACGGCCACGGCCTATATGCAGCAGATGCAGTCGTCGGGTGCACGACTGGAAACTATTGCCAGAATATTTGCCGAGACAGGGGTGAAGACGATGTTCGAAATGATTTATGAGTTGGTGCAGAAACATCAGCAGAAACCCAGAGTCATACGTTTAAGGAATGAATGGATTGAGGTTGATCCTACCCAATGGCAAAGTAAGGCAGACATGGTAGCAACGGTAGGACTTGGGTTCGGCAACCGTGACCAGAATCTTTCTTATTTGAATATGTTCGGCCAACATATTACCAACGTGGTTCAACAGGGTGGCATGGGTAAAATAGTAACTCCTAAAAATGTTTATAACCTTTTGGCTGAGGCTGCTAAGCACATGGGTATCAAGAACGTGGATGACTTTATCAATAACCCGGACAAACCTGATGAATCAGGGATGCCAACTGAACAGGCACCAGATCCAGAACAGCTAAAGGCCCAGGTTGAAATGAGTAAGATCCAATTAGACCAACAGAAGATTCAGTTGGACATGGCTAAGTTGCAATTAGAAAAACAGAAGATGGAATTTGAAGGACAAAAACTACAGGCCGATATGGTGATGCAAGATAAAGAAAACCAGATGAAGACGGCAGAGTTACAGATGGAGGCCTATACCGGACGAGCGGTGAAACTTGGATGATAATCAGGAAGTACAGCCAAGGTGAAATCATTATCAATGAAGGTGAATATGGTACCGAGGCTTACTTCATAAAATCAGGGAAGGTTTCAGTTTTAAAGGGTGATGTGAAGGTGGCAACATTAAACGAGAATAAATTATTTGGTGAGATTGGGGCCCTGGAGTTAAGACCTAGAACAGCTACCGTTGTGGCTACTACCCCATTAACATTGCAAGTATTAACACAAGAAGAAACTAGAGAAATGACAGGGAATTAATATGACAGTATATGGCTACAGGCCTCAAGAAGAGGAGGTTCCTTGGTTTGGTGAGGGTGGAACAATTCCGACAGTATTGGGTGAGGTTGGAAGTGATTTAAAATCCTTATTTATTGATCCACTTGAACCTTTTTATCAAGTTGGTGCTAACTTAGCAAACCCCCCGGAGGAAAGAACTAATCCTTATCCTAAACTTGGGTATGATTTAGGTTTACCTTATGACCAATACGGAAACCCTATTGACCAGTCACAGCCTGTCCCAATAGGGGATGATCCTAGACGTGGTTCTGGTGAGTTGTCTTTTAGGGCAGAACCTCGAGGGTTGTTGGATGCACAGACCGATGCCTTGGAGGGAGTTGGGGCATTGAGTGAGTTTACTCCTTTAGGAATGTTAGGTCCTGTACTTGCCGGTGTTAGGGCTAAAAAATATTTAGGGTACCCGGAACAAGTAGGCAATGCTTATCAGAAAAATAAAATGAGAGGTCAGTTAGAAGCCTTGGCTAACGAAGGAATATTGGCAAAGGACTGGTATCCAGATTCTGGTGGGGCTTTTGTTGATGCAATGCAGGGTGATCTAGAACGTGCCAAGCAGTTAGCTAACTTCAGTTCTATAACATCTTCATCTATGAAAGTTAAGTCAAACCTGGGACACGCACTTAGAATGTATTATCAGAATAGAATGGGGGATGATATCAGTGCCGGCCTGTATCCAAATGATATGGCGAAGACTGCCTATAGATATTTAAAAGAAGGGGAAGATTATTTAGGACCTAAACGATCCCCATTCTTTAATAATATGATGCAAACTATGGATCCTAATTTACCACAGTCGGATGTGACTAATGATATGTGGATGGCCCGAGCCTTTGGTTATGGGTCGGATTCACCAGGGGCTCCCCAACATAGAATAATGACATCAGAGACACAACGAATAGCCGATAAAATGGGGCTTGAACCGCACCAGGTCCAGGCTTCAATCTGGTCTGCCATAAAAGGTCGATGGGAACATACAGCCAAGGGTATAAAACTCAAAGGGGCTGAACGGGGGTGGAGCGATGAAAAGATGCGTGAGGAGTTAAGGAAAGAGGCTCTTAAAGCTGACATCCCAGAAGGAGTAGTTCAAGAAGCAGGGTATTCTTTTAAAGATGCCATGAAGGATTACACTGGTTATGTTGGTTGGGAGGCAGTGCCTTCCCGGAGTAGTGGATTGATGCCACAACTACACGATGCCCCTTATGAAGTTAGAATGGATTTTTCTCGAAGAATTGACGATATTATAGGGGATAGTATTGAGAAAGAACTAGGGATTCCGACTGTAGGGGAACGTGATGCATGGGGGACTGGATTCTACATTGAGGAGGGGGTAAAATCCTTCAACCCTTCCAGGCAGATTGGGATAGCTATCCCTATGGATAAGGGGGGTGTTCCGAGTGGACGAATGGACCCATCTGCAAAAAAATCGATGGAACTTTATAGTGCTATCAGAGGGAAATTAACTAATCAGGATTCGGTCGGTTACGGTAGGTCTTTCGCTCCTAAGAATTATAAGGTTGCAAACCAGGTAGACCTAGATTTTGGACGGTCATTAAATCGAGAGGAAACAGAGTCCTTGATGGATCTATTAGAGACTCACCCTGATTTGCAAAAGGTCAATGAGGATGGTACAATACAATCAGCGGTATGGTTCGCTCCAACGAAGAATGGAGTAAGAGTAAACCATGACGTTTACGAAGAGGTGGACCGTACTGCGTTTGTTAAAGCGGTCCAGTCAATAGTTAAAAAGTCGGAGACATTCCCCGACGATAATATTAAAGTTTTCCATCACCAGTTTGATGGGGATCTTGCGGTAGGAGGGAAAAATGGCGAAGGTTACGATAGCATCATACGAAGAAACGGTGGAGAGGCTCAAGAACGAAGATTATCAAGTAGTCTCACCCCTAAGATACAGGAGGCGTATAAACAATTCGCCCAAGAACAAGGATGGCCGGACCAGTCAGGGACAGTCTTCTCAGGACAACAAGCGACCCCACAAGTAGGATCGGTCCTTTCGGACCCTGGACTTCAACCGCAAAGAGGTCTTCTTGATGAATATTAATTTAGATAAAGAAATCACTAGAGGTCGTCAGGCACAGGACATCCTTGACAGTGAAATATATAAGGGGGCTTACGAATCAATCTCGGAGGGCCTTTATTCTGCCTGGGTAAACACCTTACCCGAGGAAAAAGAAAGACGTGAAGAATGTTGGAGGACTCTAAAGTTATTAGGAACACTTGAACGGGAACTAGGGCAGCATATGGTTACCGGCAAGATGGCTAGTGAACAAAAGGAGTCTAATGAAAAAGGTTTTCGACTTTTTGAGTGAACTTATACTCAAAGGATTTACCGGCAAACTGATTTTACATTGCCACCAAGGAAAAATTAAAAGAGTCACTCAGGAGAAAAAGATACTTTAGTACCTAAATTTTATCGGCCACTCTTATAGAAGCCTCGATTGGATCAACCCTTAAACGGGAGTCCGGTCGGGGCTTTTTTTATTCACTCAACTTAAGGTGATTTATGACAGAAGAAACGACCAACCCAGAAACGGGAGTCAACCAACCACCCGATGGAAGTTTAGAATCTGCTACGAATGCAATCCTTGCAATGGACTCGGAACCTGATGAATACAAAAGGACTCGAGCCACCATGCCTGGTGAGGCTGTAGAAGAGGAAGAACAACCATCACAAGAAGAATCCAAAGAGCAAGTAGAGCCCGAAACTGAAGATGCAACCGAAGAACAACCCGACCAGGAGCAGCCAGATTTCACCGTTACGGTTAACGGCCAGGAACGTGCTGTATCCCTCGAGGAGTTGCAAGGCGGTTACCAAAAAGGTGAGGACTACACTCGGAAAACACAAGAACTTGCAGAACAACGTAAAGCGGTCGAACAGGCCCAGATTACGATTCAGCAAGAACGTCAACTGTACGTTACTGCGATGGAGCAAGCTAAGACCGACAAAGGTTCCCAATTAGAGGAATACAAGAAAGTCGATTGGAATGCACTCCGGGAAGAAGACCCAATGCTGTTTATGCAACGACGGGATGAAATGCGTGATCTGGAAACTTCTATAAAAGAAACCCAGTTATCACAACAGCAGACCATCCAACAGATGCAACAGCAACAGTCCGACCAATTTCAAAGAGATGTTTCCAATGGTAGGGACCAACTCTTGGAGAAGATGCCCGACTGGGATGCAAAGGTTTCCAAGTCTGTTCGGGAGTTTGGAATTTCTTTAGGATTTGACGATCAGGAACTAAGTAATCTTACTGATTACCGGTCGATGATGGTTCTAAGAGATGCCATGCGGTACCGCAACATACAGAAAACAAAACCCGGAGCCAAGAAAGTTAAAAACGTACCCAGGTATGTTAAGTCCGGTGCCACCCCAGGTAAGGCCGATGTGTCGGGCGAGAAACGTGCAGAGAAAATGAAACAGTTGCGGAAATCTGGATCATTACACGATGCCAGTTCTGTAATTTATGATCTCTTGTAACGAGGAATGTCCTTGTTCGATTAAAGGAGTTTTAAAATGGCACAACCTACTAATACACATGACTCATATGATGCATTGGGAACCAGGGAAGACCTGACCGATGTCATCTACAACATAAGCCCATCCGATTGCCCATTTATGTCAGCGATTGGACGTAGCAAGGCAAGCAATACCCTCCATGAATGGCAGACCGATTCGTTAGCATCCCCTGACGGTAGTAATGCCCAGATAGAAGGTGATGATGCTGCCGGTACCGCTATTGCCGCAACAACTCGAGAAAACAACAGAACACAGATTTCTCGAAAGGTTGTTGTAATTTCAGGTTCTGGTGAAGCTACCGACAAAGCCGGACGTAAGAGTGAGATGGCATACAATGTCTCGAAAAAATTGAAGGAACTAAAACGAGACATGGAAACAATTCTTACCGGCAAGCAAGTTGAGGCCACCGGTAGTTCTACGGTTGCCCGTACTACAAGGGCACTAGAATCCTGGCTTCTAACTAACAAGGGCCACGGTACAGGTGGTGCTACCAACTCAAGTACGGGTGTGGTAACTGATGGGACCGCACGGGCGGCTACAGAGGTTCTTCTCAAGCCGGTATTGCAGTCTATCTTCAGTTCTGGTGGAGAGCCGACTACGGTTATCGTTGGACCTAGCAACAAGCAGACCTTTTCCGGGTTTAGCGGTATCGCAACCCAGTACCGTGATAATAAAAAGGTAGGTCCTGCACAGATCATAGCCTCTGCTGACATTTATGTTAGTGACTTCGGTGAATTAGCTATCGTACCTAACCGATTCTCTCGGGACAGGACGGCAAGCATTATTCAGCCGGATATGTGGGCTGTATCTTACCTACGACCAGTCAAAAAGGAGAAACTTTCCAAGACTGGGGACAGTGATCGAATCATGCTTTTATCAGAATATTGTCTCGAGGCACGAAACGAGGCTAGTTCCGGTAAATTAGCAGACTTGACTGTTTAACCTTGTTTGAGGGGGAGGGGCAACCTTCCCTCTCATACTTTCCTTGAGGTTACTACCATGAATACAAACATGGATTCCTTTATCTGGTTTATGGCCGGTTGGACCGTATCAGCAATCTTTTACTGGATGATTTAAATGGATAACAACGACACCCCGGAATTTGATTACCCCGTTGAACAACGTACTTTTTATGATGAGGTTGAGGATAAGTTACACATCCAAAGTACCCAGGACACGGCACCTATTCTTGAACTTAATAAGATAGAAAGAAATGCATTCGACCAGGCATTTAACTCCGACATTAAACACCCTACAGGATGGCAGAGGGTAGCCTCGATCCCGAATATTATCGTCGATGAATTAATGCGTGATGGCCGATGGGGTGACCGTGAAGCAATGAAGAAATTTTTGAACGATCCTAACAATAGAGCATTCAGAACAACGAATACGAATTTATAGGAGGGGTTATGCCGGAATATGGTGGAAAACATTTTTCGTATACAGACAAAGGATACGAGGCATATAGGAAGGCTAAGAAAAAAGGAACGATAAGAAGAAAGAAAAACAAACCTCCTAAGAAGAAAAAATCTTAAATGGCAATAACAACCTATTCAGAATTACAAACGGCAGTCAAGTCTTGGAGTAAACGTCAGGACCTGGACACACTGATACCGGACTTTATTAAACTTGCCGAGACACGCATCAACAGAAATTTAAGGGTACGACTGATGGAAACCCGTGTTACGACCAGTACAATAGCCTCGACCGGGTACTATGCCTTACCGACAAACTTTGTCCAGATGCGACATTTTAAATTAAATACCTCCCCCGTTACGGACCTGGAATATTTAACCCCGGAACGTATGGATACATTATGGGCGGGCACTAATACGGGGAAACCAAAAGTATATACAACGATTGGCAGTGAAGTCCGAGTGGCTCCGACTCCCGATGCAGTCTACACAATGGAAATGGTTTATTACAAAAAGTGGGACAGCCTTAGTGATGCATCCCCGACTAACACCTTACTGACAAACAACCCTGACATACTTTTATATGGGTCCCTTATTGAATTAAGTTCTTATGTTGAAAACGATAAAGGGGTAATGAAGTGGACCAGTTTATTTAATGAAGCGGTTGCAGCAATGCAGACCGAAGATGATAGAGACAGGGCCTCTGGTTCAGCGTTAAGGGCAATTGGCGACCACTCGGTAATTTAATATGTCTTGGACAATAGTAACTAGTACATCAACAACGTGGGTGGATGTTACCGACCAGTCAACAATTTGGGCAACAGTAACGGCTAACTCAACGACCTGGAGTTAAGATATGAGTTTAGAGAGTGGTACTTATGTATCGGATTTAGTAACCAGTAACCCGACCGGTTCGGATAACAGGAACCAGGGCGACGATCATTTACGTTTAATCAAGTCAACCATAAAGGCATCTTTCCCTAGTGTTAACACGGCAGTCAGTGCGGTGTTTTCCCAGGGGACTACCCCAACATCACCAACAGCCGGTGATATATGGAGAGATACTTCGGCCTCGGTCTGGAAATTTTATTCCGGATCTACCTGGGTCGTTCTCCCTTTTTCTACGACGGTTTCGAACTCGGTAGACATTAATGCCGGCACTATAGATGGGGTGACAATTAATTCTGGGTCGATAGGAGTCAGTTCGGCTGTAACAGATTTAAGAGTAGATAACCTGAAAGTTGATGGTAACGCAATCACCTCTACCGATACCGATGGGGATTTAACTCTTACACCTAACGGAACTGGTGACTTAATCCTAGACGGGGTGAAGTGGCCTCAAGCAGACGGCAGTAGCACGAACTACTTAACGACCAACGGTTCGGGGCAAGCGGCTTGGACTACAAACACGGTTACAACATCAGAAACAAATGCGGCAACGTCAGCAACAACGGCAACAACCCAAGCTGGTATAGCCACGGCAAAGGCTGTCCTAACAGCGGCTGATGCGGTAAGCACAGCGGCAGATGTTGTTTCAACAAATAGCGATGTTATTTTAACAAATAGCGATGTTGTTTTAACAGAAGCCTCAACGGGTGCGGTTGCGTTCAAGTTTACCTACGATAGTACGACATCGATGGCTAACCCAACGGGGACGGGTGGTGTAAGGTTTGATTCAGGCACACTTTCCAGTATTACTAACATTGCATTCGATGCAGTAACGGCAGACACGGGCAACCCAGATATAAGTCCATTACTTTTAAGTATTGATGACGGTAGCAATGATACACACGAGGGTTATATTTTTATAAGAAAGTCTGGTGATCTGGCAACGTACATTGCCTTCAACGTAACAGGCACAGTGGTGGATAACACATCATGGTTGCAAGTGCCTTGCTCACATTCATCGTCCAACGGCTCGATCAATAACGGTGACACTCTCTACATGTCGTTTGTGCGATCTGGTAATGTTGGACCCACGGGGGCCGTTGGGCCAAGCGGTGGGGTCGGGAATGAACTGGCTGATAATGTTTTCCGCATCCAAGATAACAGTGATGCCACTAAAGAGATTGCATTTGAAGCCTCTGGCATAACGACAGGAACGACTCGAACAGTCACCATGCCTGATAGCAACGTAACGCTTGGCACACCTTTAGATAACACAGTAACAGGAGCCAAGATCGCATTAGGTAGTGATGCACAGGGTGACATCATGTACTACAACGGCACGGACTATACACGTCTAGCCAAAGGGTCAGCATCTCAGCAACTACAGATTAACTCAGGTGCTACGGCTCCAGAGTGGGCAACTATAACAGGTGGTGGCCCAAGTCTTGGTAGTGGAAATGAATGGATAAGAACAAACAGCGATCAGATCAATCAGAATATAACTGTGCCATCAGGAACTAACGCAAGTTCTATCGGCCCTGTAACGGTAGGGTCAAGCTATGCGGTTACAGTCAACGGAGTGTATACAGTAATCTAAGGATATAAACTATGGCATCAGAAATTAAGGCTAACAAGATAAGCCCAGCTACAGGAACGGCTTTCACGATTGGAGATAGTGGAGATACTTTTACCGTTCCATCGGGAGCAACAATTGTAAATAGCGGAACTGCGACAGGATTTGGTGGGGGGAAAATTCTTCAAGTAATTAACGGAACTATATTAGGCGAGTCTTTTTCCTCAACGTCTGCAAGTTTTGTCGATGTTACAGGCGTTAACGCCACAATCGTACCAAGTGCAACAAGTTCTAAAATTTTAGTGATGATGCACACTCAAATAGGTAATGGGAGTACAAATTATGGGACGTTGGTGAGGATTGTTACTGGGACGTCAACTGAAATTTTTACAGGAACTAATCTTGGTAGTAGGCAATCGGCTTTCGGTGGAATAGGGAGCATCGCCACAGGGGCATCAGTTGATA